TTTGATACAAATAATTTTAAAGATGATCTTTATATTGCTCTTGCAAGTTTAGAATTTTACAGAACCCAGAGACTTGAACAATTTGGTTTGTTCAAAGATTACAAAGATCACTATGAAGAAGCTGCTCTTAACTATAAAGATAAAATCTTTACAGTTGAAGTAATGTTGTCTTATGTTAAATACTCAACCTAATGTTTACAGGAAAACTAGTTAAGAAAGATGGTAAGCTTACATATGCTCATCCAAAAGATAAGTTAGCTTATGAACTGTTTGTAGAAAAGCTTCCTGAAGGTCAGGAGATAGAAATGTATATTGATCTTGCTAATGCAGATCACAGTAGAGCACAGATTAATAAAGTGCATGCTTGTATCAGAGAGTTAGCCAAAGAATCTGGCTATACTTTTGAGGAAATGAAGAAGATTGTGAAAGAAAGATCTGGTCTTTGCTACACAGACTCACATGGTGAGTATTGTAAATCCTTTGGAGAATGCACCAAAGACCAGCTCATGTTAGCTATTGAAGCTTGTATTGAAATAGGAGTAGAGTTAAATGTTAACCTTCGGTAGGTGCAACATAACCTTCATCACCAGGTTCTAAAACTTCTTTTTCATCATACTGTTTTTGAATTTGAGCTTGGTTTTCAATTTCAGCAAGCAACAATGTTACTGTTTGTAAAGACTTTTGATCATCATCTAAATCTTGATATGCCTTACTAGAAACTTCTTTAACATAATCAGGAGTTCTGTTGTCTTTGGTCATTTTTTCAACAATACTCATTGCTAAATTCTTTACCATTACATAGTAACCTCTATTTACAGGTACTTGAATAAGAGCATCACTTTTTAATTCTTTAACTTTAATCATAGTTGGTTAATTTTTATTAGCAAAAATATTTATTTTATGAGTCAAAACCTAAACATTGAAGAGATAAAAGAAAAGTTTTATCAAAAGCTCATACCTTCTGGTTGGGGTAGAGTATTGAAGTCATTTATATTCAGTGGAGATTTTGAAAAAATCATTTTACAGTTAGTTAAGAGTAGTAATGCCGGGGAAAGATTTACACCAGTATTTAAAGATTTATTCAGAGCATTTGAAGAATGTCCTTATGATCAGTTATGTGTAGTTATTGTTGGTCAAGATCCATATCCAACTATAAACATTGCTGATGGTATTGCTTTTAGCTGTAGTAAAACTAAAATACCACAGGATGTACAACCAAGTTTGAAGTATATGCTGCAAGAAGTAAACAGAACTGTATATGAAGATGAGTATGTTAGTTATGAACCTGATTTAAAAAGATGGTCTAATCAAGGTATATTACTCTTGAATACAGCTCTGACAACTACAGTAGGTAAAATAGGTGTTCATTATAACATCTGGAAACCATTCACTGCATATTTATTTGACTGGTTGAACAATTATAATAATGGTCTTGTGTATATTTACATGGGTAAAAAAGCACAAGAGTGGGATGAATTAGTTTCTTCAGTAGGTAACATAAAGTATTCAACCTTACATCCAGCAAGTGCTGTTTACAGTTCAAACAAGAAATGGGATTCCAAAGGTGTTTTTGTTAAAGTTTCTGAAGATGTATTTAATAATTATGGTAAAAAATTAATATGGTAGAAGTATTCAATAGACTGATACAAGAAGGAATTACTCCAAACAATTTCTATATTCTTACATGCTTGAAAAACAAGATAGTACCTCATAAATTTGTGAGTAAAGAACTGGGTTATAGTGTGTTAAAAGCAGATGACTGGTTGTCAGAAGATTTGCAATTGACATCTAAAAGCCTTATCTTTATGGAAGAAATATCAGGGTATTTCAAAAAAGTCAAGAAGAAAGTTAGCACTGATCTTATGGGAGCTGATTATGTAAATAACATCAAAACTTATGTTGAGTTATTTCCAGATAAGAAGCTGAGTTCTGGTAGATATGCCAGAGTTAATCCAAAGAATCTTGATGGAGCTTTTAAATGGTTTTTTGAAACTTATGATTACACATGGGAAACAATATTGTTAGCAACTGAAAAATATGTATCTGAATATGAAATGAAAAGGTTTGAATATATGAGAACTTCACAATATTTTTTAAGAAAGCAAAATCTTGACAAGTCTTTTGAGTCAGAATTAGCTAATTATTGTGAACTGGTTATTTCTGGAGCAGGAGAAATGCCAAACTATTTTAAGGAAACCATTGTATAGTCATACAATGTAGTTATGTATATCTGTAATTAATCACAAATGAATCATTTATTTAATGGTGCACGGCCTTTATTGCCCGTGACTGAAAGGCAGTCTATTGAAAAAGCTATTCATAAAATAAAAGCTAGAAGACAAGGTCAGGTTAGATCTTTAAGAAGTGCTTGGCCAAAATTTAATGATGCTTTTTGTGATGGATTAGAATGGAGAACTATCACCGTAGTAGGTGCTAGACCGGGAACAGGTAAAACTTTGTTCATGGAACAATTGATAAGTGATATTATTGCTTTCAATAAAGACCAAGAATTTAGAGTTTTGAAGTTCCAGATGGAAATGGTTGATGAAACAAGTGGTGTAAGGAAGCTCAGTTTGAATACAGGAGCAGATTATAACACTTTGATGAGTAAAGGCGGTCAGTTAGTTGATAGAGACATATATGAACAATGTGTGGCTTATTACAACAGTACTAAAGTTAATGACTTTATCAATGTGGTATATGATGCATGTACTGTAGATGAAATGTGTGCTACAATCCATTATGAAATGGAAAAGTACAAGAATGAAGACGGAACATTCCCTAACATGCTAGTTGGCATAGATCACTCTGCTTTGTTTAAAGTAGGAAAAGGACAAAAGGACAAATTTGAAATGCTAGGAAGCTTAGGTGAAGCTCTCACTATGATGAAAAAGAAATATCCTGTAGCATTCATTGTCCTAAGTCAGCTCAATAGAAATATTGATGATCCTAAAAGACAAGAAGAAGGTTCTTATGGTAACTATGTATTGGATTCTGATATTTATGGTTCAGATGCTTTATTACAGCATGCAGATGTTGTTATGGGTATTAACAAACCATCTATTAGAAAAATTAGGTTCTATGGTCCGGACAAGTTCATTATTGAAGATGAAGATATATTAGTATTTCACTTTCTTAAATCAAGAAATGGTACTACAAGAATCAGCTTCTTTAAACTTGACCGTAATGTAATGAGGATTGTGGAAATTCCAACTCCACCAACCGCAACAAAACAAAAATTGAAAATTTAAGTGTATGACAGTTAGAAAAGAAAGAGAAAAAGATTTCTATGCTCAGCATATGAAAACTTTCAAGAAGATTGGGCAAGGGGATCCATTCTTCTTAGTTAAGACAGCATTTTTCCAGAAAGGTAAGTATGGAAGACAAGTGCAGTTCTTTGAATCAGAGTTAGCAAAAGGTGAAGACATTTACATAGAATTCTATGATAATGTTACTGATGCTAATGGTACTATAAAAGATATTAAACCTTTCTATGAAAATAGACAGTTGTTTAAGTATAGATATAATCCATTCTTCAATGAAGAATATGATCTGAAGGAAGGTACCAACTATAAAGGTGATCCATATAAGTTGTTTACTGTTCCTGTGACAGAGTTATTAGCAGTGTTACCTGATGGTACAGAAATTACATATGCTTTGTTTGAGAAAAGAATGGCTGATCAAGAGAAAAAAGGTGCTGATTTAGATATTGATTTACCTAAATTACAAAATTCATTGGTTGAAGATGAGTTTCCTGATTTCACAGCTGATTTAGTACAACCTACTGCACAAGCTGTAGCAATGCTTACACACAAAGATGCATTTGTTAGTGAGATGACTATACAAGATTTTGCTGCAATTATGTGGAAAAAGCCTGTAAGCAACAAACAATGGTTAAATGAATTAATTACAAAAGCATGAGTATAGTACTTCCAACTTCAAAAGTTAAGGCTGGTAGAACTAATCCAAAAAGATTAGTAATTTATTCTAAGCCTAAGACTGGTAAAACTACATGTTATGCTGGACTTGAAGACAATCTGATATTAGATTTAGAGCATGGTGCAGATTTTATTGATGCCTTAAAGGTTCCAATTACAAGTTTGCAGCAGCTTTTAGATACTGGAAAAGCAATCAGAGAAGCAGGTAAGCCTTACAAGTTTATTACCATTGATACTGTTACTGCATTAGAAGAAATGATTCATCCACTTGCGGTAAAATTGTATAAGCAAACTCCTATGGGGAAAAATTTTGATGGAGATAATATAACTACTCTTCCAAATGGTGCAGGTTATTTGTATATTCGCCAAGCTTTTTTCCAAGTGTTAGATTTTGTGGATACATTAGCTGATCATGTAATCTTATCAGGGCATATAAAAGACAAGCAAGTTGATGATAAAGGTGAGCTTGTTATGTCTGCTAATATTGATTTGACAGGTAAAATAAAGTCTCTAATCTGTGCTAATGCTGATGCTATCGGCTATATGTTCAGAAAAGGACCAAAAACTATCTTGTCTTTCAAGACTAATGATGAAGTAACATGTGGTGCAAGACCTGATCATCTTAGAAATAAAGAAATAGTTATTGCTGATTCCACTGAAGGAGAATTAAAAGTCTCTTGGGATGAAGTATATATGTAAAAAGTAAAAGTTTAATAATTAAAAAGTAAAAGAAATGTTAAGTACAACAGATTTAGGAACAGGAACAGGAATGCCAAAAACAATAGCTCCAGGTAATCATGAGTTAAAAATCAATGGTGTTCATTTAGAAGAATTTTCATTCATTCCAGGAGCATATCATTTGATAATTGATGTAGAAACTGCACCAATTGATGATTTTGAAGGTTTTATGATTGATAAAGATGATGCAACTAAAGGGCACCATGCTGGTCAAATTGGTAGAGTAAAAGCATCTCAGTATGCATTTGCAGATGGTGAAACTAAAACAGGTGTTAAAATTCACAGAGACAGATCTATCATGATCTTCTTGAAAAACTTATCTATGTCTTTAGATATCCTTCCTTGGTTTGAAGCTCAAGATAACAAATTTTCTACTATTGAAGATTTTGTTAACAACTTCAATGAGAATGCTCCATTCAAAGATGTTTATTTGAAATGGTGTATTGGTGGTAAAGAGTATATGGGTAAAACTGGTTACTTAAACTATGACATGTATTTACCAAAATCTGCAAATAACAAATTTGCTTTTGGTGCAGCAAACAGCGGTAAAGTACTTGACTATGTTGAAGCAACTCACCTTAAAAAGTTAGCTGTAACTGAGAAGAAAGAGTTTGGTACTGAAGATGATGATTTCTCTTCTGCTCCAACTGTAAGTTCTGATTTCAGCTTAGACTAATCAATAATTAACCTATAGGAAAGGGAGTTAACAGCTCCCTTTTTTATTCTAAAAACAATTGCTATGATTTCTACAAAAAACATAATTACTGATTTGAGGCAAGTTCCTACTGAGTGGATCTTTGAATTTTATGCCAATCTTACAGAGAAATTAGCAGGTCAAGATGTAAAGATACATTCTCTTTTTGTTAAGGAAAACACCCCATCTTTTTGTATTTACTATAATTCTCTCAAGGGTTATAAGTTCAAGGATTTCTCTTCGGGTAAGAATGGTGATGCTATACAATTTGTGGTTGATTTCTTTAATTTATCCAACCGGGGAGCAGCAGCTGCAAAGATAATGGAAGACTATTCAGAGTACATTGCCAATAATGAAGCAGTTATTGTAAATTCTGTACCAGAAAGTAGATATCAAGTATCTGATTATGAGATCAGACACTGGAATAACTTAGATCAGGACTTCTGGACAAGTTACAAGATTTCATCTAAACTGTTGAGTAAGTATAATGTACAACCTCTTAAGTTTTTTACTCTTAGCAAATTGGATAACAATGGTGATTATAAAGAATTGAAGTTTGAAAATCAATATACTTATGGTTATTTCAAGGAAGATGGTACTTTGTATAAAATTTATCAGCCTAAGAATAAAAAGAGCAAGTTCATAAAGATTAAGGATTATATCCAGGGATCAGAACAACTTACTTTTACCTCAAAGTATTTGATCATTACTTCTTCATTAAAGGACATGATGGCTTTTGAAACTCTTGGTATCAAGAATGTTGAATGCATTGCTCCGGATAGTGAGAATAGTTTTATACCCGTAGCTGAAATGCAGAAATTAAAAAGCAGGTATTTCAAGATCATAGTTATTTTTGATAATGATGAAGCAGGTATTGAAGCTGCTAGTAGATATGCTGCAAAATATGAGACTGAATATCTTATATTTCCATTAGCAAAAGATATAGCAGACTCTGTTAAAGAACAAGGTGTAGTAAAAACCAGAGATACAATGTTTCAACTTTTAAAGAATATACTATGAGTCCAGTAAATAATAATGGAATATGGAGCCTACTAAATGAAGATGTTTCAATTACAGAGTTAAAAAAAGAAAACAGAGCTCTTGACATGGAAATGATGGAAATGGCCATGGAAATAAGAAAACTTAAAGATGATTTAGCATTTTTTAAAAGTTTTCATGGTATAAATCACATGCAATGAACTACATAACAAAGTCAACATGAAGATAGATTTTTGGACATATAATGGAAAAGTATTTGGTGAGCTAGATATTCCTGAAGGAGCAATTGGTTTTATTTATCTTATGACAGCTATAATAGATGGTAAGTCTGTTGCTTACATAGGTAAGAAGAACTTCTTTGCTAATATAAAGAGACCATTAGGTAAGAAAGCTCTGGCAGTTACCACTGATAAAAGACTTAAGAAATATACCAGAGTCATCAAGCCTGATTTTCTTAACTACTATAGCTCTAATGCTATATTAAAAAAGGCTCATAAAGAAGGTGTGCATATTAAAAGAGAAATCATTAAAATATGCTACTCAGGTATGGAGCTTACATATCAAGAAACAAAACACCAATTTGTATATGAAGTGTTAGAGAAAGAAGAGTTTCTTAATGGAAACATTCTTGGTCGGTTTTATAAAACAAAATAGTTATGAGTCAAGAAAACAAATTAATTGGGAGTTTATTAAAACTTGCTGATTTGGGTATAACAGCTATAAGAATTTCATATTCTGGAGGTGGTGATGACGGATCAATTGATGAAGTATTAGCTACAAGAGATAATGCAGATGATTTTGAAGATGTATACAGTTTAGATTTTTTTGAAGAAATTGATTCTGAAAATAGAACAATGATTGCTGATTGGTGTGTTGACAAATTACTAAATGAAATTGAAAATTGGTGGGATGATAATGGTGGTTATGGTTATTTATACATTAAAATTCCTTCTGGGGAATATAAAATTGAAAATAATGTGACTTATATAGAAACATATAATCATTCTGGTAAAATTTTAGATGTATAATTATGGCACATCCTTTATTACATGCAAAATCCTCTGTTAAAAAATGGGGGGGTCAAATATCTGACTATCAAGCAATTCATGATTGGTTTGATGAAACTAAAGCTTGGCTTGGTCACAGTAAACATAGAATGTTCCGTCATCACAGTGAAGGTATATTTGAATGTGAAAAAAGATTTGGAGCAAGCTTTAAAAATTCTGATGGTAAAATTGTATATACAAGATATGTTGGAGAACAACATGTAAAGGAAGATTGCTTTGGTTATATACCTAGTGCAAAAGAATGGGTTGAGGCTTTAGAGTCTGGAAAACCAAAAGAGTGGATGCTTAAAACATTAAAAATTGAGGACTGATGGAAAAAGTAAAATTTGAAAAAGAAGAAGTACTGAACTTGATGAATATGATGAAGTCAACTGACAATAGTAATTCTGAATTAGCTTTCCAAATAATTGAAAATAGCTTTTCTAAAGAGAATGAAGGTGAAGTAATATTACTTTACAAGTATTCAGGTAGAACAGCAGGAGAATGGGAGAAGCATGCTCCTAAAGTGTATAATTTTGTTAAAGAACATCTTCAAGGTAATAATAACCTATCTGCTCCAAGAACACTTACTATCATGTCAAACATTAAAGCAAGTAATGGTTCTGTAGAATTATTTATGGAAACATTTACAAATGAGCTTAAAGGTTACATGGAGCAATTAGGATTTGAAACTGAGAAGTTTGAGTTAACAATTAAATTAAAGTGATGGACAAAGTTCAGAGTCTTAGTAAGACAAGCAAAGAGCTTATGTTGAAAGAGCCCTATTATGGCTACTTTCTTATAATGCTCAACAAAGTATGGAGAAAAGATCTTCCGACAGCAGGTGTAAGTAAAAATGGTATCAACCATCAACTAGCAATTAATGAAGATTTTTGGATGTCTTTATCTGAAAATCACAAGCTGGGTTTGATGAAGCATGAGTTACTTCACATTGCTTTTGGACACTTGACTACATACTTTATATTTAGTGACCACAGAATGGCTAATATAGCCATGGATTAACTCCTAGTCCCGCTATATAGCAATATATAGTTGAAAGCTTTAAATTGACGGGAAAATCCTAAAGCTTCATCTACTAAGCATGCACCGTGAGGTAGTATGTGGCTGAACTAATCATTCAGGTATAGTAAAAAAGATAAAGATGTCTAAATGGGTAATCCGCAGCCAAATTTCTTTAAAATGTTTGTGTAATAGAAATTAATTAGTATATTTGTTTTTATGAGACAAAAATTATTAATCACAGATGATATTATACAGCAGTTATATACAACAGGTTTAAGTTGTCAAAAAATTGCAAATGAATTAAATTGCTCAGAAAGTTATATTAACAAAAAACTTAAGAGCTTGAATATTACTAAAAGATCTAATTCTGTTTATAGAAAAAGATCATGGAATGAAAACTTTTTTAATACTATAGACACTGAAGAAAAAGCATATTGGCTTGGTTTTTTATATGCAGATGGTTGTGTACATACTAAACCTAATGGTCAAAAGTTAATTACTTTATGTGTGAAAGATAAAGAAGTGATTGAAAAGTTTATTAAATCTATTAATGGTGATTTTGTAGTTAAAGAATACAATGATGTATATGGTATATATTTAACAAGTGAAATCATGTTCAATGACTTATGTAAACTTGGGTGCATTCCAAGAAAATCTTTAAATCTTGAATTTCCTAATATCAATAATGATTATATAAATCATTTTATAAGAGGTTATTTTGATGGAGATGGTACTGTATTTACATGTAATCCTAAAAATTACAACAATACAAATACTGTTTATAAATCAATTGGTATTGGAATGTGTGGAACATATGAAATGTTAAGTGTTTTATCAAAATATGCTCCAATTAATTTTCCAAAAAAAGATAAAAGAAAACTTAGTAATATTTGGTATTCTTCTACATCTGGTACAAATAAAGCATTAGCTTTTTATAATTATTTATATAATGATGCTACTATTTGGTTAGATAGAAAAAAGAATAAATTTGAAAATTATTTTAAAGAAAGAGGTTCAGAGACTACAATAAGCCACCCTACTGGGGTGAAGGTATAGTCCGATCTGCAGGGAAACTTGCAGCTAACATGAATGATGGAGATCAACCAATATATTGATAGATCTTGGTTGCCTGGTGCTGAATTTGATCATGAACAATTTAAAGCTTTGAAAGAAGCTGTGATTGAAGAGTACAAACAAGCAAAAGAAGCCGGGAAATCAGCAGAAGAACTTGCTGAGATAAATAAAAAGTTACCACCACGTGGTGTACTATTAGAAGATTATCCTGAGTTAAATCTTAATGTAAAAGCTGGTTGTAGATATTACTATGACAAGCTTAAAGAAGCACAAAAGAAGAAAGAAGAAACTGGTAGTTCAGGTTCTGAAGCTTTTGATCAATTGTGTGATCAGATGGATCAAGGGATGGATACTGGTTCTGAACATTCTACATGGGAAGAATTTGAAGGAGTCAGTGAGGCAGAGCAGAAATTAATTGATAAACAACTTCAAAGAATTCTTACTGAAGCCAAAGAACAAACAGTCAAAAAACAAGGTAACATACCTGGTGAGGTAACTGGTCTTATTAAAATAGAAGAAGTTATTCCACCAAAGTTTGATTGGAGAGGTTATATCAGAAGATTTACTGGAGTTAGTACCAAAGTATATACTAAAAAAGTTAGGAGAAAAGAGAATAGAAGATTCACTGATTTTCCTGGACTTAAAATTAAAATGAGACAGCACATGCTGTTGGCTATTGATACATCAGGTTCTGTATGTGATGATGAACTTAAAGAATTTATGAATGAGATTCATCATATTCATAAATCTGGTGTTGATATCACAATTATTCAGTGTGATACTAGTATCAATAGTATTGAGCCCTATAAAGGCAAAAATGAAATTACTGTAAAAGGTAGAGGAGGTACTAGCTTTGAGCCGGTTCTTGACTATTATGCAGCTAATGGAAAGAAGTTTACAAGTCTTGTATATTTTACTGATGGTGAGTGTTATACCCGTCAGAAGCCAAAAGGAAATGTATTGTGGGTTATTTCTGAAAGATCAGAATTAAACACAAGCCTTCCTGGGAAAGTTATTAAGTTAGAGTTATAAAAAATTAAAAATTAAAGTTATGAGTAAGTCAGTTCAATTAAATTTAGATGAGATTAAGGATTTTGTTAAATTCATGGTTAAGAATAATCAACATATCCAAGCACAAGGTAAAGTTCCTGTAGCAATCAATATTGAGGGTGATGCAGGTTTGGGTAAAACTTCATCAGTTAAGCAACTTTCTAAAGAGCTTAACATGGATGTAATTAGATTGAATTTAGCAGAGTTTGAGGAATTAGGTGACTTAGTAGGCTTTCCTGTTAAAGAATTTGAAATACAAAATGCTGAAGGTAAAAAGACATGGATCAATGAGCATCAGATTGATGCTGCAATGAAGAAAGGTTACAAGGTAACAGACAAGAGAATGTCACATGCTGCTCCAGATTGGATTCAAGGTAAAGGAGAAGGTGGTTTCTTGATTCTTGATGACTATACCAGAGCTGACCATAGATTCATGCAAGCTACCATGACTCTTATTGATGAGCAAGCTTATGCTTCTTGGAAATTACCTAAGAACTGGCATATTTTATTGACTACCAATCCAGACAATGGTGATTACAATGTTACTTCTTTAGATATTGCTCAGAGAACAAGATTTATCTCAACTGAAGTTAAGTTTGATGTAAATGTTTGGGCAAGATGGGCAGAGCAAGTTAATATTGATGGTAGATGTATCAACTTCTTATTAATGCATCCTGAATTAGTATCACAAAGTGTAAATCCAAGAGCAATTACAACTTTCTTTAACTCAATTAGTTCTATTGATGATTTTGGAAAAAATTTACCAATAATTCAAATGATTGGTGAAGGTTCTGTAGGTCCTGAGTTTGCATCTATGTTTACTATGTTTATCAATAATAAGCTTGATAAAATTATTAGCCCTGAGACTATCCTAACTAAGGATGAGACATATGTTTTAGGAGCATTGAAAAGTGCAATTGGTGAAGATGATGATTTCCGTGCTGATATTGCAAGTGTTATTTCAACAAGACTTGTGAATTATTCATTGACTTTTGCTGAGAAAAATCCAATTGGCAAAGATATGGTTCAAAGAATAGGCAAACTTGTTACTGATTGTGAGTCTTTTACATCTGATTTAAAATATTACATGATCAAAGAGATTGTCAATGGTAATAAAAATAAATTTGGTGTATTGATGCAAAATCCTGAAATAGTAAGAATGGCAGTAAAATAGTTAATTTTTTAAAAGTATAGGTTGTCTGGAAACATCATTAATTTGTATATTTGTAAAAAATATATGATATGGAAATGATAACTTGTACAACATGTAAATTAACAAAAGAAACTGTTTATTTTTATAAGTCCAAAAGGCATAAATTAGGTTATACACCAACTTGTAAATCTTGTGAATCTGCAAGAAAGATAAAAGCTTATGATCCTTTAAAAAGAAAAGATGATTATATAAAAAATAAAGATAATTATTTAGTAAGATCTAGAAAATACAATGATGCAAATAAAGAAGCTATTCAAAAAAAAAGAAAAGAATATTACAATAATAACAAACTGTTATTTCTTGAAAATTCTTGGAAAAAAAGAGGCATTTTAAACAAAAAATCTGAATTTTTTAAAAAGGAAGATTTTGATGAATTGTTTGAAAAAGCTGGTAAATGTTGTGAAATATGCAAAACAACTACACCAAATCATATAAAAGGTTTTTTTGTAGATCATTGTCATACAACAGGTTTTGCCAGAGGTATTATTTGTGGTCATTGTAATACAGGATTAGGAGGATTTAAAGATGATATAGCCAATTTAAAAAATGCTATAGTTTATCTTAACAAGATTGTGAAAATGGCTGTGAAATAAATCACAGGTGAGCAGTTTCACATAAAACACAATTAACTATTATTAACCAAGATAGGGGGTGATTACATCCCCTATTTTATTTTTTAAAAGATTATGATAAATATATTATATTTTGATTTATATGGGGATGACAGAGACCCAAGAAATAGCAAATGGAGTAGTTTTGACTTAAGAGGTATTTCACTTGAAAGTGTTTCTGATGAGTCTGACTTTTTCAAGATTAGTAAAGATCCATATACACCAGCAAAAGGAGATAAGTATTATTTTCTTGACAAAGTGAACATTCCTAGAGTAAAATTGAAAGAATTTCATGATGAAAATGGTACTAGAACAGTAAGAGATCTTACTCAAGCAACACATGTTTTTATTGGTGATAAAACTGAAGAACTTTATGTTGAAAGAGCTTATAGATATTCTATGCCTACAAATTTGTTTAAAAAGTTTGTTGAGTTACATACTGATTGTTTTGATAAAATGATTATTGAAGATATCAGACAAGCATTAGAGTTTTATACGGAAGATACTATTCAGATTAATTATCAAGGTGCAAGATTATTTGTTGATACATCATTACCTCACTATTCTGAATTGATGAAGCATCCTGAGTTTCATAGTGATGATTTTCAATATTCTAAAACAAGATACTATATTAAAAAGGAGTATTTACCAATATATGATCAGATAAAAGATATTACTTTATGTCATGAATCTTGCTTAGCAAGTGTACTAAATGGTACAAATGCTGCTGTTATTGATGAAGAGATGTTTGTTAGATTATCTGCTATGTTTGAAAGTGGTGATAAAGATAATCATGTTTTAGCTATGGAAATTATAGCAAATTCTAAATATGAAGAGAGTCTTTATTATATTGAGCTTTTGTTTAAAGAGTATAATGATGTAATGTATAATACACCAACTAAAAGACATGTTAATTTTAAATCTTTGGTAACATATCTTGATAAAGGAACATACTTAAATACAAGTTTAGATGATGTTGTCAAAAGCTTAATTAATAAACAGGTTCTAACACATGCTATGCTTATTGACTTAATGCATAGATATAAGAAACAAATTATTGATGGAGGTGAAAGTCAGTACTTTGCAATTAAAGACATTACTGTAACTAAAGAAATACATGAAATTGTCAATAAGAACTTTACTTATAATCTAGTAGAAGATTTTATCCCTACAGTAGGGGAAGTTGTTACTCCGGAAGAAGACATCATCCCTGAAGATTTCTTGACTTACAACCCAACAGATGAAGAAGAAACTTTTACTGAACTTGGTGAAGAGCCTGTTGATGAAATTGAAGAAGTAGAAGAAGTAGAAGAAGAACTTCCAGGAACAGAAATTGAAGCAGAAATAGAATCAGTTTTTGAAATTGAAGAAGAAATTGTTGAACCTAAAAAAGAAGAAGATGAGTCAGAAATTGATTGGTTCTAATGAGGAATTAGAACAATTTTATAAAAAGAAGTTTTACTTCAGCTACAGTGGGATAAATAAGTTGCTATTTTCCCCTGGCATGTTTTACAGCCATTATGTTCTTAACCAGAGAGAAGACTCTACAGACGCGCACCTAGTTGCAGGGCGCGTTCTGCATTGTTTATTGTTTGAAGAAGATAAGTTTGAAGAACAATTTCTTACATTACCCGGCAAAGTGCCAACAGATAGTCAGAAGAAAATTATTGATGGTATTTTTAAATATCACTTGACAATTGGAAACAATACACTATCTTTGGTAGACTACTCTCAAGATATACTCTCCCATCTACTCACAGCTAATCTCTACCAGACTCTCAAGACTGATCAACAAAGACTTGACAAAGTTTTAACTCCGGAAAACATAGAGTATTTTGATTTCTTAAAAGCTAGCCTAGGCAAAACAGTAGTAGATGAAGTGACTCTTACATCATGCAGAGCACAAGTTGAGGTCTTAAGAGCTAATCAGGATGTCAGAGCTTTATTACAGTTAGATAGAGATTTAGAAGATGAAACTATCAAAACTGCAAGTGAGTTAAAATTAACCTATGAACATCCAAGTTTATCATTTGGATTACATGGTGTGCTTGACAATGTTGTTGTTGACAAAACCTCAAAGACCATCTTTATCAATGACTTAAAAACCACTGCAAAATCAATTCAAGATTTCCCAGAAAGTGTTCAATACTATAGATACTGGATTCAAGCAGCTATCTACACAGTATTAGTAACAAATCAATTTTTGAAAGAAAGAGAAGATAAACTTGAATGGAAAATTAAAATTACTTTTATAGTGATTGACAAGTACAATCAAGTTTATCCCTTTCAGGTGAGTGAAGAAACACTAGAGAAATGGAAAGCAGACTTCAAAGAATTAATTGCCAAAGTTAAATGGCATTATGACAACAGAAGATATGACTTACCATATGATCTAGCATTAGGTAATGTTAAATTGTAAAAATTATGGCTTTAAGTTCAGTGTATAGGAAATATTTCCAAAAATCCCAGGTGTTTATATATCCGCTCTTGGGAATTCAAAGAGGTGCAATTGTTATTCCAAAAACAACTTATGTAAGTTGGGATGATAATGTTGCTCTTGAGGATATGAAGCTAGTGTGTGTTTATGAGATTGAAAACCAAGAGAAGTTTGATAACTTTTCCAAAGCTGTTCTTCTTAAACATCCTAGATTGTGTGGTTATGTTAAAGCAAATAGCAAAACCTGTGTGTTTACCTTTGATTTTAGTGACATGGAAGAAAGCTGGTGTCACTTTATAAATGGTAAATACAGCAAAATCAGTATGAATTTAAAGCGCAAGATTTTAGACTTTTTTGACAAGCAGAGTGGTAATTATGCTTATGTCAACAGTTATTTATTTCCTGAGAAACATTTTGATGAATATGCTCAATTATTAAATCATCCAGTGGAAGTTCTTAAAGAAGTTGGTGAACTATGTAGTAAACCTAACTTTGAGAAAGAAAACTTAGTACTGGAGATAGCAGATTTAGGAAATATATCAGAAACTACATTAAATTTGCAAAACAATGACAAAAACTAAACCAATTTTTATGGAAAACAAAACAATGATGCTTGTTCAAGCTACATGGAATGAACAACAAACTTTTAGAATGATCCCTGTTTCAGAATCATGTCCTTATGTAGAATGTATCTTTGATCCAGCTACAAAAGTATTTGTGATCATTTCTAAAATTACAAAAGTAAGTCTTCATATGTTACCTAAAATGGATGAGAACGGTGATCCAGTAGCATGCAAGTCAGTAAGACCTAATGGTAGAAACTTCAAAGAAGAGAGAAACAAAATTGAAGTTTTCCAAGAGTATTATGTTGAAGACAAAGCAGGTGTTGATATGTTAATCAACTACACAGCTATCAATGCTGATACTTTTGACTACAAAGCTTTCATGGAAGCAGAGGCAAAGTAAAATGATTTCACAGAGTGTCATTAGTGATGCTCTGTGTTTTTTAACTAAAACGGGGAGACAGCTTAACTGAATTAATTTATGAGGACACACTATGTGATGGACTATGAAACTTTAAAGAATTTAATTTGTATTTTTCTAATCCATTTTGTACATTTATAAAATGGAAACAAAAAAATGTACAACTTGCAAAATTGAGCAATCTTTATCTGAGTATAGAAAAGATGCTTCTAGATCTAACGGTATTCATCCAACTTGCAATACTTGCAATAAAGAAATACAAAAAAGATGGTATAAAAACAATAAAGAAAAAGCTAAACAAACAGCTTCTCAAAATTACCATAAAAACAAAGATCAAATTAATTCCAGAAGAAGACAGGATAGATTGATAAATCCTGAAAAAGTAAGAGCTCAAGCTAGAGCTAATTATGATCCTATTAGAGGAAAGGTATCTGGTTGGAAAGCTGCTGGAAATC